AAGCTCTTGAGGTGAATACTTTAATACCGACCCCAGACGGATTCAAAAAGATTAGGGACTTGAATCCGGGCGATTATGTTTACGGTGAAGACGGAAAGCCTGTTAGAGTAATTGCAAAATCTCCAGTCTGGCACAACAGGAAATTGATACACGTTCTTGCAACAGGCTCGAACGGAAAAAGTGAATCAGTTTTTTGTGACGAATTACACCTTTGGAAAGTCAAATACTTTAATGATGATGATTACTTAATTCTTGAAGCTAAAGACATAAATCACAAAGTATCTGTAAATGGTTTTATTCTTGATTTTGAGAAAACAGATTTAATTGGTGATACAGTTTGTATTCAGGTAGAAAATGAAAACGGAATGTTTCTTTGTGGGAGGTCTTTCATTCCTACTCATAATTCGGAAATTCTATCTCGAAAACTTCCCGCTCATTTTTTGGGATTATTCCCGGATTCTAAAGTCATTCTATGCGGACATACTCAGGCATTGACGGAAGGATTTTCAAAGACTTCAAGAAACCTTATTTCAACGCCGGAATTTAAAAAGCTGTTTCCAAATTTACGTGTAGACCCATCATCATCATCCGGGGCACATTGGAACATCAAGGACCATGAGGGAGAATGCTTTGCTTCCGGCCTTTTGGGTTCGCTTTCCGGGCAAGGCTATAACTTGGGTCTGCTTGACGACTTCTGCCGTAACCGTGCGGACGCTGAATCGGAGACCATGAGGGAAAAGATGTGGGACGCTTTCACGAATGACTTTATGACAAGAAAAGCTCCGGTCTCTATCACAATCGTTCTTGCCACTCCGTGGCACGTTGATGATATCATCGGGCGCATTAAAAAGAAGGTCAAGGACGACCCGGATTTCCCCAGGTTCAATTTTCTTTCGTTTCCCGCAATCAGTGAGGATTACAGGGACGGAGTTCTTTTCCCGGAGAGGTTCGGGAAGCAGTGGTACACGCAGCAGAAAGCCGTTTTGGGTGATTATGGTTTTCAGTCCCTCATGCAGCTTGAACCCGTCAAGCGTTCAGGGAACATGCTCAATACGGAGTGCATTCAGAGGCATCTTTCAACCGCCGACTGGCCGAAGAACCTCAGGTGGATGCGCGTATGGGATTTGGCACACACGGCAAAGGAAAGGGCGAAACCAGACCCTGACTGGACAAGCGGAACGCTCATGGCCTTCAATGAAATTGACGGACTTCCTCATTTATGGATTCGCAACGTCACGAGGATGCGCAAGAGTGCCCCGGAACGGGATGAGGCGATTCGGAACATCACGAAGCAGGATGGCCCTTATGTAAGAATCGGCGTGGGAAATTCTTCTGACGCAAAGGACACCATCGCTACCATGCGCGACATATTCAAGGGAAAGTACACGATTCTTTCCGTCCCAGAAAAAAAGGACAAGGTGGTCCGCGCGACTCCTCTTGAAGCCATATTCAAGGCGGGAAACGTCCATGTAGTGCAGGGCGAGCCGTGGCTGGACGACTGGATAGCAGAAATTTCAGCCTTCCCATACGGCCCGCATGACGACCAGGTGGACAACCTTTCGGCGGGCTATGCCATCTGGAATTCTTCTGGCGCAAGCACGTCTTTATATTCGTGGTGATTTGGGTTATAATGCAAAAAGGAGGTTCCAGTGGAAAATGCGGAAAACAATGTAACCCGTTACGACGGGTGGCTGAATCTTTTTTCGGGATTGGGAACGAAAGCCGACAAGACGAAATCAACGATTGCCGTGCCCAGCGGATTCCTTTCGGATGCGGAAAAAGAAATAATATACGCAGACGACGGTCTGGGAGCAAGGATAGTTGATACCCTGCCGGACGACATGATGAAACAGGGGTGGCACTACGAATTTGAAAACGAGAAGGAGGGGATGGACGATTATTCAAAAGTCTATGGCCACGTTTTCAAGGAAATCCGTGCGAACGGCGCAATATCGCGCGCACTGAAATGGGCCAGGCTTTACGGCGGCGCGCTCATTCTTCTGGGCGCATACGACGGGCAGACACTTGACCAGCCGCTTGACCCGGGACGGATAAAAAGGTTTGAGAACCTTAAAGTCATTCCGCGTAACAACGTGATGTATGGGACGATGGAATGGCAGATGGACCCGGCAAGTCCCCACTACGGACAGGTCGAGTATTACACCGTCATGTTCTATATGGGGCGGGAATACCAGATGCAGCGCGTCCATTACTCCCGCGTCATTGAGCTGAAGGGAATCGAAATTCCGTCTTCGGAGTCCAGCCTTATTCCGATGGAGTTCCGTTACTGGGGGCTTTCGGTTTTCCAGAGGGTGCAGGACAGGCTGAAAGAATTGGGAGGCTCTTTTTCTTCCCTCTCCAATCTTCTGAACGAATTGACAATCGGTAAATACAAATACAAGGACCTTGCGATGGTCATGGCAAGCCCGGACGGAGGCGAGCAGGTTCAAAAACGGTTGCAGGCGATGGACCTGATGAAGTCCGTGTTCCATTCGGTCCTTCTTGACACGGAGGAATCGTTTGAGCGTGACACGCTTTCATTCGCCGGGGTGTCGGACGTGCTCCACCAGTTTATGATGATGACATCGGCGGCCACAGGCTACCCCCTCACGAAGCTGTTCGGGGTTTCTCCGGCGGGTCTTAATTCCACCGGAGACGCGGACATGTACCAGTATTATGACATGGTCAAGGCAAAGCAGGAATCAGACCTTATGCCGATTCTGGACAGGCTTGTAAAAATTATTTCCGAATGGCAGAGAATCCCGGAGCCGACGATTGTGTTCAATGCTCTGGAACAGATGACTGAAAAGGAACAGGCCGAGCTTGACGAAAAGAAAGCAAACACAGAGCGCGCCAAAATGGAGACATATCAGGGCTACATTGACATGGGTGTAATGTCGCCGGAAATCGTCGAGGAACTTGAATTCGGCGACACCCTAAGAAAAATTCAGGAAAAGATAAAGACGGAACTGCCTGCCGTCGGGGAGGAAAAATGAAAAACAAGGATTATTCAAAATGGGTCAAGCTGGCGATTGTCGTGCTGGCTGTTGTCGCAAGCGTGTTGAAATGGTTTGGCATCATGGGAAACGCTACCATCGCCGAAATCTGGAAGGTCGCAGGATTCGCCTATGCCATCTCATTAGGTACGATGGACTTCAATATCATAAAGGACAACTGGACGGAAAAGAAGAATGTGGGAAACGATTAAGGACGTTCTGACAAGCGGCAACGCATGGTTTGTCCTCATTTTTCTTGTCGTGGTGATTGTGATAGGATTGATTTTGAGCAGGATAGGCCTAATCAAAGTCAATACAAAGCACATCCAGATAGGCAACGAACTGACGCAAAGGGAACTTGTACGCAGACAAGTCGAAACGGCTTACACGTTCGTTATGAGCTTAGAGGGAAAAATCATCACGGAGGGAAGCATGTATGACAGATACCTCACGAAATACATTCTGGAACGTGTCTATGACAAAGTGATAGAATGGATTATATTCAACCACATCACGACCAATCAGCTGTATGTACAGGACAAGCAGGAAAATATTGAGAACCTTGTCTATACGATGGTTGTTGACGACGACTTCAAGACCCCGGAATTCAAAAGGCGGATGGACAACTGGGTCAAGGAGCTGATAGAACAGCTCGTTCAGGTGAAGGAAATTTATCAGTAATAAAATTCATAAGGAGATTTTAAAATGAAATTGAGCGAATTCATCCAAAAAAATATCGGCTGCAAAGTTGATTTTGACGGATTGTGGGGAGCGCAGTGCGTTGACCTTTTCAGGCAGTACTGCAAGGACGTTCTTGGGATTCCTAGGACGGAACCTGTCGAGGGTGCGAAAGACCTTTTCCTGAAATACGACTCCATGCCGATTGAGAAAAAGTTTTTTGTCGCCATGAAGACAAGGAACGCAAGATATGGTGACGTTATTGTTTACGGCGCGACAGAAAAAAACAGGTTCGGGCATGTTGCCATTGCCGTATCAACCATTGATGATAATACGCACCTGGTTTTCGAGCAGGACGGCTTCAAACAGGACGGGGCAAAGCTCGTCGAAAGGAACAGTTCAAGCGTCATCGGAATCCTGCGCTACCGCGGAATAAAATAACCAACAAAAAAACTGTTGACAGCAACCCTGCATGAGAAAAGAATTTTCCGGAATCATGCGGGGTGTTTTTTTAGGAGGGAAGATGCAGAAAAAAACAACCTGCGAATCTTGCTCATGGTTCGTGGAGGAGACGGAAACAATCGGAGACTACAGCCATGAAGAGGCCGTAAAAAGAAAACACGGTTTCTGTCTGGTGCAGGATTTGTTTACGAACGTGGAGCCGGATGATAAGCCGTGCGAAGATTTTTGCGAGGAAAAAAATGAAGATAAAGAATGAAACGGAAATCCAGCTGATGAAGATTCTGTTCAAGATGGAACCGAAAAAAAGACTGACTAAAAATGTAACGTCCAGAAAGAAAGCCTATCCCTATGGACTGGAACGGAAATTCTATTCGGAACTGAAATCGTTTTTCAAGCCGCTGATTGAGTACGTCAACGGAAAGATTTTTGCAGACCCGGAATCACTGTTGCGCGGGGATTCGGTTGAAATCAAAACGGATTCCATACCGGGACCGCAGTACAGGCAGATGGGACGTGAGATGGAAAACTGGATGCGTGTCAACATGCCGAATCTTTCCGAACTGCCGGACATGCCTCATGACAACGTGATATTCATGGATTTGGATTCCATGGCTGATGATGTCTTTGAATTTCAGAGCAAGGAACTGACTAAGAGCGTCAAGAAAGGAATCAACGTAACCGTCCCCATATCGTCGCCATGGTGGAACGACATGAAGAAATCGTGGATGGAAACTAATTACATCCTGATTACTTCCAACGCCAGGAATTTCGTTTCGAAAATCAACACGCTGACCGAACAGGCCATAGTATCTGGATGGGGCGTAACTCAGCTGAAAAAGGAAATCATGAAGGCCACCGAAAGCCTGTCCGACAAGCACTGCAAGCTACTGGCACGTGACCAGATAGGAAAGCTGAACGGGCGGGTTAACCAGAACCAGATGCAGGAAATCGGACTCGACCTTTACGTATGGGACACGTCACACGATGACAGGGTCAGGGAGTCCCATGCCCTAATGCAAGGGCTCCTGTGCAGATGGGACGATGCCAACCTTTGCAGTTACGACAACGGCAAGACGTGGGTGGAAAGACCTTCCGGGGCGGTGAGGCTGCATCCGGGCGAAGACATCCAGTGCCGATGCAGCGGCCTGGTGTATTTCCCCGAACTTATTGCCGAAGTGGACCGAACGGTGGCCGAATGACTTTACTGACCCCGGTTGAAAAAAAAATGGAAATAGAAATATAATTCCCCTGAATCCATATATATAATCCTCTCCTTTTGGCGGCACCGAGATTTTTTTTTGGTGCCGCTTTTTTTACAATTTTTCCCAATTTTCTACGGAAGTGCCCTACTGTCTACTTTTTTTATATGCTATATATTTGTATGTATATAATTTTATACACATGGATAAAAAATCACGAAAACATGATATTTTATTGCGATATA